ACTCCAGGAGTTGTTCCACTATCTAAAACAGTAATTGATTCAGTAGCAGTAACAACTTTTCCTGTAACAGTTCCACTATAAGTTACTAAATAAGATCCTTCATAAGCATCATCAGCAACTGCCCAAACATAGAAATATTGACCAGTTGTTCCAGATATTAAAGTCATAGCTGCTGCATTCACATCTGTGATTGTATCGCCAGCATTATCAACATGAATAACTGTAACAGTTGGCGTAGTTGCAACGGTCTCTACACCTTCCACATCTTGAAAAGTTGCGAAAAGATTCGTTGTTGTTCCTTGTATTACATATGACATTTTATTTTCCTCTATTAAGTTTGAGTTCCAACTACTGTTCCATCAGTATCGGAAGTTGGTATTCCACTTTTAATTCTTAAATCTCCGGTTGAATCAACCCATAAAGAGTATGAACCCAATCTCACAAGTACATCTTCATTTATTGAGTCTTCTCTAGTAATTCTAAATTTTGTTGTACCACCATGGGCAATTTGAAAACTACTTTGAGCATTTGCAATTGTTTGGCCAATATAAAATGCAGATTGAGTTGTTGCTTCACTATCAATTTCTAAAGCAATCCCATTACCATCTTGGTCAATATGTAAGTTCTTTCCAGTTCCTGCATTTTGTAAATAAGTATTTGTTCCTGTTGAACTTCCACTTGCTTGTCTTACTGCTAAAAGTGCTCCAGTTCCACCTGCGGTTCTTACTGCATCACCAAGTATTTGAAGTCCAGGTTGTGTTGTTGCTTCGGTATCTATTACCATACCAATTCCATTTCCATTCTGGTCAATGAATAATCCGTTACCAGTTCCATCATTAACTACATGTAATTTTGCAGTTGGTGCAATTGTTCCGATTCCAACTTTGCCAGAAGTTGCTATTGTCATAAATCTATTGGTTGAACCATTTGCTCCCAAATAAAGATTATGATCACTGAAAGTATAAAGCCCTGTTCCTGCTGCTCCTATGTATCTGTTGTCACTTGCGAATCCAATCTCGAATCCACCCTGACTGTTTTCCACATAAGTATCTGAAAGTCTTAAAGTTGGTCCACCTGCAGCTGCAGTTCTTGAAATTGCATCAATATTATAAGTTGGAGATGAGTTTCTGATACCTACCTTGCCACCACTTTCTGCATATATTGGAGGATTAACTGGAGTTGTTGAAGAGTCACTTCCGATAAAAACATCTCCGTCTGTGTTAATCATAAGTGGAATTTTATTATCAGCAACATGAGCTATTTCGAATTCTCCTGCTCTTGCTCCTACTGATTGGATATTCCATGAATATAATGCATTTGTTGTGTCGTCAAGTCTTATGGCTGGATTGCTTCCTGCTACATGAATTTTTGCCAACGGATCTGTTATTCCTACTCCAACATTACCATCACTTGCTAATCTCATAACTTCTTTTAATACACCAGTTGCATGTGCTCTACTTCCTAAAACAAGATAGCCGCCATATTCGCCAGAAACTGCTGTATCTTTACCAGCCCATAGTCCTGCAAATTCTGTATAAGCTCCACCTGTGGTATATTGACCACCAAGGTTAATTAAGCCACCTACATCAATTGCCATAGCTGCGTTATCATAAAGCCCAAACTGACCTCCTAAATGAGTTCCTTGACTTGCTGATGCAACTGCTAAAGCTTGAGAAGTTATGCTAGTATCAGTTCCGATTCTTTGTTGAGCAGTAACTACAAAGTTTCCATTTACATCTAAGTCATTCCATAGACTGCTTCCTGTTTTATCAATAGAAATCGCTTTGAAAGTTCCTACATCTCCTATAGCATCTGTTCCAAATTCCCATAAAAATAAATCGATAGCATTGCCAGCTGCAGTACCACCACTATGTCTAGTTTTTAATGCGTGTCTGTATTGGTCAACACCAGCATTATAAGAAAATTCAAGTTGATTAAGTGTATAAGCTGCAGCATCATTACCATACTTCATTTGAGCATTAAGAAATACAGGTGATCCACCTGTTGTTACATTCTGGTCAATATAAGTATGACTTGCTCCTGTTGCTGTGATATGTGATGTTGATGCTGCAACTGCAGAATTGTTTGCAACTTCTGCATCGAAGTCAGAAATAGTTGCAGCAACTTGAGTTCCAGTATGATTTGCTCTTGCTCTATCAGTTGCATGATAATGTAAAGCACTATCTCCACCATCTGTTAAATCAGTATGTTGAGCAGAAGTAATATGATAATACTCATTTGTAGTTCCACCTTGTTTTCCAGAAGTATTGTTGTGAGAAACTGTGCTTCCGAACTTAACCCAAGCAGAGCCATTATAAACATAAACTAGATCTTCATCTTCAACCCAAGTTGCTTTTCCTTCTGAGATAACAGTCTCGTCCCAAGCTGCTCCATCCCATTCATAAATATTATTATCTGTCCAACCATTTGCAGTTGCACTTGAAATATATCTGTCGCCTAATGTAGGGCCAACAGGTAGAGCTGAAGTTGGATCAAAAAATGACAATACAGATTCAACCCAATCAAGTCCTTGAATCTTTGAATCAACATAACCTTTTGAAGCCGCATCACCATCATTTGATGGATCTGCAACATTAGTAATAGTATTAGAATTTGCATCAATGTCTCCAGCGATTTGATTATTAGAATTCCTCGCTTGTTCTAAAGTAGTAGCGTGAGGATTTGTAGTAACGTCGTTTCGATGAGCAGTATTGTCTGTCACATCAGAGTTAGCAGAAATTCTTGTATCTATATTAACTCCTTTAAATTCCGAGTCAATTGACTCATATTCTAAAATGTCTTCATCTAATGGAGATAACGCGTCATCCACGTCAGTAAGATCTTTTAGCTCGCTAACACCAGGTTTTACAATTACCATATTAATATATTCTTAATCTACTATTTAAATACTAGTTAGACTTCTTCTTTTTAGGTGCTTTCTTTTCAACCTTTTTAGGTGCTTCTTTGACTTTTTCAAGACCTTCGAAAGGTTTTTCCAAATCAACAACTTCATTAGGTTCAATTGATCGCCAATCTTTTTCTATTTTAAGATTGATTGTTTTCAATGTTATATTTTTATATTTCATTTTAAGCCGTCTTTATTTGTGCTACGAACACTTGATTATTTTGTTGCCACGATTTAACGATGTCACCTGAAACTATTGACAAAGATTCAATTTGAGCCTTTGCTGCTACAGCATCTCCTGCTGTAAATGTAACTATTGTTGTATCTCCTGCTGCCATATTTATATCCTCATTATTTAATAATAATAAAATAAAAAAATAAAAATCTAGTTTCCTAGATTTCCGTATAAAACCAGAGTAACTGCTAAATCAGAGGTATCAGTTCCAACTAATTCAATAGTTGCCACTGCTCCACTCCAAGTTACACTTACAACTTCATCTGTAAGACCTGCACTTGCAACATTTAAAGTTGCCTGAGCAGCTCCAATCTTTGCAAATTTTCTGCTAGTGAAAGTTTCCCCATCACTTGCAGTTAATCTTACAACTTCTATGTCTGGTTGGTGTATTTCTAAACGTGCATCAACTGTTGCTTCTGCCATTTAAAATTACCTACCAATCACAGTTAAGTTGTGGATTCCAGTTACAATTGTTCCCAATGTAATAATTCCAGTTGCTGGTGCGAAAGTTGCTGCAACAACAGCTCCTGCATCATCTTCTGAAACTACATTGTGAATCCTACTCATCTTTACACCAGCTGCAGTATCAGATCCTAAATCAATAGTATCTCCTGTTGCTGCAGTTGCTGGAGTTTGAATAAGTAAAAGCATTACTTCGCCTGCTACGCCTTTGTTAATAGTGCATCCGCTTGTTATATCAGTCATGTTTCATTCCTCCTTATGCAATTCCATACATTTGAGAGCATGAAGCTTCGAATGTATTAACAACTGTCAAGTATTCCTTTAATAGGTATACATATCCATCTTGGTCAGTGTACTTTTCTTCGTAAGTCAAGTCTTGAAGAACAGCCATGAAAACATATCTCATATCCATTAGTAAGATTCTTTTTGCACTTGCTCCAGTCGGCATAAATTTATCTCTGATAAACATTACTCCGTCGAAGTCAAAAGCATCTGGAATACCAAATCCTAAGATTCCTTGAGATGGGTTAGTTACTTGTCTTTGAATATCAAGTAATAAACCTTTGATGTAGTTATGAGTTGTTGCATCAGTAATTGCTACAGTTACAATACCATTTGCGTTGTAAGTTGTTGCGAACTCTGCTCTGATTCCAGGTAGAGTCGGGTAACCACCAGACAAGTTAGTAGTGTTTGTAGTAATTTGCTTAATCATACCGTTTGGTTCATAAATGTTAGTAGATGAATCTCCGTTGATTAAAGCGTCTTCTTCAGCTTCATAAATACTATCAGTTTTTACACCTAAGTCTAATTGAGTTGGATCAATAAATCCTCTCATACCCGCAATTGCTGGTCCTGAGATTAAACCTTTAGCATATAGATATTTGATTGGTAGACTCACACGATCGTATGTGTCTTCAACAACATCTAATGATTGGTTTTCACCTGCCCAGAATGCACCGCCTTTAGCAGTTAATGGGATATAGTCGTAAGTTAAACCTTTAACAGCTCTTCTTGCCACCATGTTTCTAAAAGGAGTTTCCCTAATAGTTCTATTTACTACGTTTGGATCTGGGTATACTGGCACTAATGCTGTTCCCGCAGTTCCTGCGCCGCCTGTTTGACTGTCGATAGAAGCTTTAGCTATATCTAGTCTTTTGTCGACTTTAGTGATTGGGTTAAAATATTCTTTTGACATACCACCAAAGTTGTCTTTGCTGATTTCTCCAGCGTTGAATCGTGAGTTACATTTATCAATACTGAATCCATCCTCAAATGATTTATACATTGCTTTCATTTTTAGTTACCTATTCTCACGAATGGAAGTTTGCCCTCAGAATATGCTTTTGCAGCAGCTTCTTCGTCGTTTCCTTCTGAGCCATTATTACCTTCTTCGATAAACTTTTGTTTCTCTAGAGATAATTTCTTTTCTGTTTCAAGAGCTTTTTCAGCAGCTTCCAATTTCTTTTCGGCTTCTTTCTTAGCATCTTCTTCTTTCTTTTTCTCGTCTTCCTTATCACTAGCAGCCTTTTCAGAGTCTGTAAGTTTTTTGGAAAGATCAGAAATTTCAGTGTCTTTTAATTCAAGTTTCTTTTCGAAATCTGCTTGTTTTTCAACAATAGATTTTTCAATAGCTGAATCGACATCCTTTTGTGTAAATTCTTTTTCCACTTTATTTGCCTCGTTTGTTTTATAACTTTTAGCCACCGCCATAGCTCGTCCATGCTTGTTAGATGGAATAGCTACAAAACTAGCTTCTAGTAATTCTAATTCAGTGAATGTTCGGATTGATTTAGAGTTAACTTTTTGATCCTCATATTGCTTAACGATCGCACCAATTGATATTCCCATTTGAGCTCCGTCATCCAACATGCCTCTTATGATTTTTGCATTTGGATTAGAATCAAAGAATTTTGGCTCTGCAGTTAATACAGTATGACCATCAATCTCAACAATTTTCTTATTGATCCAACAACATACTTGATTTAGAACTTTGTTTTCATGGTCTATCAAACCTGCTGTATATTCGTTTTCAATGTCAATACCTAAAAGAGCAGATTTTCCAACTCTTTCACCATCTCTATCAACTGACGTATCAGAGAGAACAGCAATATACTTTCCTTCGGTTGATTTAATAACCGGAGCAAACAATTCTGTATTAAATGGCTCATGTGTTGCTTTGTCGATGTTCATAGTAATTCAATTCCTAAATATATATTTAAATACTACTTGAAAATTGGCTCAAAATGCATCGTAGACCTACAATTAGGATGAGCACCAGGAGTCATAAAAGCTTTATGAGTTTCTGGATCTATGAAAGGATCGTCGATTAATTGTCTCTGACCATTCAGTCTTTGACATATCGGAGATGACCTTCCAGCTTCATATGGAGCTGTGTCCCAGACCTTAACTCCATCAATTTTTGTTTCTTTATATCCAACTAATTTACCTTCATTGATTATTCTGTTGGTTTCAGTCCTAGCAATCATATTGGATCTCCAGTCTGAAAATCCGCTGAATTCCTTATTTACTAGTTCCTTTATATCTTTAAGTGATGAGTTATTACTAACTCCTTGTTGAACTGCTGCAATTACTTTGGCTTGAATCTCTTTTGTTACTCCTTTAATACCTGGCCATTTCTTTCCATTGATAGTATATCCGTCAATTTGTTGTGAAGCCAATATGTTCATTTTATCAGAGTATGTTTCAGTGAATCCTATTTGAGAATCTGTTTCAGCCTCAGCAGAAACCATTCCTTTGACAAGATCGACCTTAATGTATCTTCTCACCTGGTTACCGAATGCTATAGTATTAACACCATTAAATAGATCTTGGAGGAACTTACCAAGAGTCTTAGTAGTATAATTTTTGTCGATCTTATCAACCGCCTTTAATATCTTTCCTTGCATACTATCAAAGAACTTTAACAAGAATTCTGAATAGTCTTTAGCTTCAATAACAATATCTTCGCCCGCGTCGATCTCAAGGCTCTTTTTATATTCGTCTCCTGAGTACTCTGGAATAAGATCTTCTTCGTCGGGTTCTAGCTGAAGAGTTCCTGAACAGTAATTTGTAACAAAATCTTCATAAACCTCCATTGGATCTATATCATTTAATTCTGCAAAAGAATTTAACCTTTCAAAAGGCATATTAGTAAAGTACATGATTCTCTCTTGACTTCTAATAATGAACTTAAAGCCACTTGGATTTACCATACAGTGAATAGTAGGATAATAACCTCTTTGCTTCTCAAGTTTCAATTTCTCTTGAAATATACTAAATTCTAGTTCTAACATTTTTATTTGAATACCTTCTGCACAACATAAATAACTGTTGCACCCAATACTGTAAACATGAACGCGATAAATCCTATGATACCTGATGTTTTTTGTCTGAATATGGAATTTGTTGCGATCTCCAATTTCATTATGTCAATTCCTTCTTTGTACATGATTCGATCGATTTCTCTTTGTGTGTCTCTGGTGTCCATTCTGCTTAAAATCTTTGCAGTGTCTATCTTTACTTTCTCAACATCTCTTTGCATCACTCTTAAATCACCTTCATGTAAACACTTATGATTAACCATTAATCTTTTCTCCAATTGTTATTGATGTAATGTTTGATCCAAAAGATCCAACCAAATAGTCTTACTCCGATATAATAAACCTTTGCCCAATCTTTTCCAATTCTTTTTGTCAATCTATTCATAAACCTTTTATCAGCTTTTGCTCTAGCAATCGGACATCCATTTGATTTCTCATAGTCTTCATCATGGATCTTACAAATATCTCCAATGTAAACTCCGTTAATTTTATCAGGGCTGAATGAGCAGTAATCTGGCATTATAATTCCTCTACTATTACAGGCCCTTCATTAGCTAATACTTCTGCTTCTTTCTTAGCTTTATCGTATGCTTTGTAAGCATTGATTCCTATTAAGATAGCACCCATTGCATTACTTAGGGCTGTTCTTACCTCTACAGGTACTTCTTCATCTATCTTTACATAATCCATTTTATCTTCTCCTTTTAATCTACTGCTTCAGTAACACTTGTAATCAAACCGTCTTTAATAGTAATAGTTCCATTTGTAGTAGTTCCTAGACCCATTGTATAAGTTCCGTCTGCAACAGCACTAGTTCCATCAGCAGCTTTATGAACACCTTTAACTGAACCAGTTGTTTGAATATCATTAACTTTTAAGATTCCATCACCAGTCAACCTCATTGCTTCAACAGTAGTTTCTGTGGTATTGTACATATCCTTCCAGACGAAGTCTTTTGTGGTAGCGGCTCTTTCCATTCCAAAGCGCCCCCAAGTATCATCATAATAAGTATCACTCCACTTCTGCATTAAACCAGCACCATTAGAGTAAGTCCCAAAACTTTTAAATTCCAACAGGTCGTTGTCACCAAAAATCCAAGCCCCTGGATGTGTAAGATTAAGAGAGGTTGCATCAAGTTCATTTACAACAGAGGTGTTTATTCTACCTGCTCCTGTGATAGGGAAAGAGTTTGCTTCTATTCCACCATTATCAGTTCCCATTTCTCCAGAAACCATTTCAGCTACCCAAGATAATGAATAAGAACGAGTAGTATCATGTAGTTTAGCTTCAAGTTTTAAATTATTATTCTGAACTGATGTACGAAAATGTGATATCCAGTAGTAACCATTCACACCCCTGTATTTAATTTTTGCCGCACTTGAATAAGCACTACCAGTTACTTGCAAAATATGTGTTTCGTTTGAACCTGCTGCATTTGTACTTAGAGTAAAATTAAACGCCCAGCCTTTATTGGTTGACCGAGATGTAAGTTGTACCCAATAATTAGTGGCGGTTATCGTTCCTGTTGCTGGACTTGCGGGAGTACCAGTTACTTCGTAAGTAAATGTATCATCGCCCGTGCTGGTGATTGTGAACTCTCCATTATAGCCACTCGATGCCCCTGCTATTGTAACGGAGGCGTCTGTGGGGAAGCCATGAGCTGTCGAGGTTACTGTACATGTTGTTCCTGAACGAGTGATAGAGATAACATCCTTAACGGGTATCTCAATATCTGATGCACCCGCTGTATCGTCGGTGACAAACGCCGTTCCATCAGATATAAGCCCCTCTCTATCTGGTGTTGGTAGATAAAAGGCTGTTTCAATATCTATTCCATTAATTGTAGTAGCACCTGTCAACACCCCACCTGTAAGAGTAGCTGTGCCGTCTGTTAAAGTAGTAGCTGAAGCTGTACCCGTAATTGTTGTATCTTTTAATAACCTTATCCCTGTAGTTGCACCAATGTCAAGGTATCCATCATTAAGAGAATCTATATACTCGTTTCCGTCTGTTTGTGTGAACTTTAATTTATCTGTAAATAATGACTCTCCAGTTACACTTAAACCTCCATTCATTGTAAACTGTGCTGTGTATGGTGCTAATTGAAATAAAACATTTCCACTAGCATCTTGCATTTGATATAAATCTGTAGAAGTCCATGATTCCTGAAACCTAAAAGAACCATTACGATAATATTTTGTATTTGTTCCATGTCCTCCTGCTGTCCTCATTTCTATTAAATTGGAAGTCAAGGTATTACTACCTACAACAATACCGCCCGTCAATAAACTACCGCCTGCAACATTTAAACCTTTATCTTGGGTATTTAATCCTACGCTTAATTTTCCCTGAACTAACATATTATTTAATCCTGCGTCGGTATTAATATAACTTGCCCCTAAAGAAAACCCACCCGCGTTGCTTAATTGTATTCTATTAATGTTATTTGTTTGTAAAAATATATCTCCTGTTGCACTTGCATTACCAAAAAAAGCATCATCTCCTGCTGCTGCAAATTTTAAACTAGCTGTGCCACCAGTATCATTTATTAAAAACCTTTGTGTTCCTGCTCCACTGATTACCAACTTTTCTGAAAAACTACTTGTTCCTATTCCTACATTACCAGTAAAAGCTCCATTAGTAGCACTTAAATCATTAGCACCTAAATCCCAATCTCCAGTAGCTGTTGAGCTTCCATCTGATTTCCAGTATGGTGTTAAATCAGGGTTAGGTAAAGTAACATACTCGTGTTTTCCATCAGCTCTTACCTGTAATATTTTGCTTGTTGCTTTGTCTGTTTTATCAACATCGCTTAAATCTTGAAGTTTTAATAAAGATAAATCCTCTACACTTACTTTATCTAAATTACCAGTAAAAGGATTAAAAGAATAAGCCATTAAGACCTCACAACTCCAACTAACTTATCATCTCCATTATAAGAAAGAGTTAAGATTGCCAAAGTAGAAGAATCTTTTTTATAAGTAACAGTTTCAATCTCTCCAATACCATCTCCTGAAGTAACATAAGTTAGCATTATTTCGTCATAACCTTCTGGAACTAATCCACCAAAGTTCATAACTGGAAGAGGATTATCATTAGTTATTTCAGATCCATCAGAAAGTACAGCAGTTACTCTTGTTGCTTTGGCTGGCCATTGTACAGTATCTTGATTCTTACCATTAAGCTCAGTCAGAGTTGGTTGTCTATTTGCGACCATTTAGAAATACCTCGAACTTCTTTTTGAATTTCTCATTCTTTACATTTTCCTTTGGTTTAGGAGGAGCATTAGGATTTCCGAAATTATTCATAGACATTTCAGTAGGATCAAAAGGTTTCCGTAGAGGTTCATCTCCCCATTCAACAGACTCTTTTCCTTGAGATTTTCTATATTCATTAACTGTTATAACTCCTAATTCAAGTTCTTTAGTTTGTTGTTCGAATTCTGTCTTCTTCTTTTCTTGGTCTTTAGGAGCGTATTGAAATTTGATCTTTGGAAATTCATCTTGTAAGATTTCTGGAATCAATCTGTTATTTATAGATGTTTCAAGCATCTTATAATATGGACTTAAAGCATTTCTAACAGTCACACGTTCTTGACTGTCTCCTGTTGCTCTATTAGAATTCTCTGTAAATCCAGCTTCTTCAGGACTCACACCGTATGCACCAAATACAATCTTGAAATACCATTGCTGACCATTCAACCATTCTAAATCTCTGTTCGAATCATTCAGCTTGTGTAAATTCTCAATTGCCCAATTGATAAATCCTACTTGATGAGGTTTACCCTTATAGTTATCATTCCAAACTCTTTTAAGCTTTTGAAGCTTTTCAGTAGGAAGCTTTGGGAGAGAAACCATAATATCAGGCACTGCATTATTAGTATAAAGATCTTTATTATATCTAGTTCCTTGAATCAATAACTCAACAACTTGTTGGATAGATTGAACAGGAGAGAACCCATATATGGAATATGGCCTCTTGTTCATCATCATATAAAGTATTTCATCCTTTTCAAACCTGGTAGGATTTTGTCTTGGATGTTTGAATGAGTATTGCCAGAAGTTTAAAAGATTCTTATAAAGATCAATTTGTTTAAGCATTGTAGATCCATCAACGGATTTCACCTGAGTTATGGTTCTCTGACCCAAAGGTTTAAGAACAAGACCGGTTTCAGTAGATTGTATTCTTCCCCAACCATCATAAATTGGAACATCTCCAATAACATATGAATCACTAGAATAAACAAAATTCCAGACACCTGCATCAATTTCACCAACATCAGAAATCACTTCTGAATTGATATCATCGATCGATTGGTTGTCTTCATTAAGATTAGCTAAAAAGTCTTTTACCTTCTTAGTCTCTTCTATATGGTCTGTTTCATCCTCTGGATCCACATTAACAATCTTCCAGTCAGTAGTATAAATTTGTTTTTTAAAAGTAGTAAGAACCATCTGAACCCAAGGACTTTGAGCAAGATTTCGAATCTTTCTAGTATCAACCTGTCTTGGTTGTCCAAGTCTAGCTGAGAAGAACCAATTAGGAAATACTGCCTGTTTATCGACTGGGTCTGATTGACTTCCCCATGGTAACGCAGTGATTGCAGTTTCATCAGAAGTCTGCAAAGTATTGATACCTTTACCTAAGGCGAGCTCCTTTACATTATGAAAAATTCTTTTAATACCAGGCATCTTGAATCATGTATCTCCTTCTATATATTTAAATACTAGTTGAAAAAAAAGAAATAAACCCTAAAAAGGGTTTGAATAAATCGGGTTCATAAATATGTTCTCTCTTATCATATCAGCTGATATCTTCCGTGCTATTTTCTCATCGGTAGCTAAAAGCCTTTGATAATTCACATAATTCATGTTCTTCTTTTGATCTTCAGTGTAAGCACTTGGATCTGCTTTGATAGTCTTTTCAGTATCTGCAATAGCCTGTTCTTTACACTTTGTTGAACATTTTGCAATTTGACTCTTTAGATGCTCAAGCATTATCTCTTTACATTTAGGTTCAAAATCTTCAAGTCTTGAAAGATGTTCTTTTCCTGCTTTAATATCATTCTTCAACTTAACAATATTATTTTCAAGCTTTATCAAGTTCTCTTCCATTTGACCAATATTATTCCTGGATTGAGAAATAGATTCAACTACTTCCTTCGGAGTAAATTTCTGTGGTACGATTTCAACTGTTTGTCTAAGTTGTTCTCCATCCCATTCGAACTTAATCTTTTCAGCCATCTTACTCTTTTGCCTCTTCTAATACTTTAGCCATAGCAATTATTTGCTTCCTTGCTTGTGGTAGCCATCCTTCAAATGAATCAAATGATTGTTTCAAGAATGCAAAATCTGTATCTTCAAATTTAAGAGTATTGATTTTCTCCATATCTGTTTCCTTCACATCTAGACCTTCTTCAAGCACATTACATACTTTATCAACTTTTCTCATTTGATCTACTGTTCCTGCTTTACCCTGTGTCATGAATGTTAAACATAACATTCTTTGTCCTGTTGTTATTTCTATTGATTTCATCTTAACTCGAATTGCATTACTTCTCTTGATATTGTCTTGCCAGTCTTAATCTTTTCTGTAACTTCATAAGCAACTCTATATTCTGCAGATGTAGTTCTGTTGATTTTGGATCCATCTTCTTTGATGATAACTGTGTTTTGTTCGTGCATCTTCTTATTGTTGTTCTCATCCACTTCAAAAACAGAGAAAGTAATTTCAGCTTCATTAGGTCCTAACTTTCTTCCTGATAGCTTAGTAATGTGCATTCTAGGAGGAGTAGTTTTCCAATGACCTCTAATCTTTAAATGGTTTGCTGCTCCCATCTTCTGAATGGAATTCATCCTTTCACGTAGTCTTGATTCAACAGGCATAAGAACTTCCATTGTTGCAAGATCTTCGATCCTGGTTAAAGCATCATCAATTGCTTTCTTGAATGACACTACTTTTGTTCCCTCGCTTCTCAAAGCTTCTGGGATGTTCTGTGTTGGTTGTTTATCTTGTTCTGGTTTAGTTTCCATTTTTTACCTCTGGTTTAATTCTATAAGCTTTTCCGAACTTTGGAGAGAACTTACTCTTCCAAGTCATTTCGTACTCAACTTCTTCTCTTTTAATTAATGCTCTCAAATTGCGACACACGCTCTGCTTATTAGTTCCTAGTATCTCCATCAAATCATCTTTAGTCAAATACTCAGGATAATGCTTCTCCAATTCATTAGCAACACTTTGTTGACTCATTTAACAATAATTTCCTCCTTTACATCTTCAAGGAGTTTCTCTTTGTCTTTCTCTTTCTTCTTCTCTTTGTCTTTCTTTTCGTATAACTTTTTCATTTTAAATCCTCTTTTAAAAATTCTCCTTTGCACACACTACAAATATAACGCTTGAGAGATCCATCATACACTGCTTGTCTTCCACATTCATTTGTTCACCTTCCTAGTAACTTTCAACTTAAACATTCTGTTAACTCTTTCTTTATCTACTGAGAAGCTTGAACATTGAGTTAAGTCTCCATCTTCATCATTTTTATATTGAAGTTCTAATTTGCTATTTCTTAATCCACAGTATCCAAAATCATCATGAATACACATATTACATAAATCTATCTTTTTCATTTGTTCACCTTTCTAGTTCCTTTTCAAAATAACAACTTAAACATAAAACATTATTATAAACGATACCATCTGTTATTCCCACAGTAGTATTACAACAACAACATTTTACTTTACTTTCAGTTCTTTTAACATTCATTTGGGCACCAATGTTTCCACGCATTATTATGTCTTTTGGCCGAACTAGTCTTTACCATGCAATATCTACCTCGAAGTTTTCAACTTCTCCTAGTCCAAAGTAACATCGCATCATCATTGAATCTGCGAAGTCGGGTGATCTTCCTATCATCTCCTTCATCTCATCCTTTCCAATGATTGCAAGAGTTGTTTCGTTCTTCTCTACGTCTTTTCTCTTCACACATTCAAGCTCTTCTATTATGCCATTCTTAATATCCATTGGAAGATCTTTTGATATTCCAATCTTTCCTTCATTGATAACTTCTGCCAATTTGTAATAGCATTGAGATCGTAGATTCCTATAGTTATACATTTTAGTGTCTTGAGTATCTTCATAGAACTCTTCCACTGCTGTTGAGTTGTTCACAAATCCTGTACATCCTCTCAAATGATCTACAACACCTCCACCGACTCCGTCTTCATCTATAACAACATTATTCCATTCAATATGATATTGATTCACCTTTGAAGTAATCTTATCTTCTAGGAAGTCTGCGGAGGACTTATCATAAAACCAGATCTTTCTAATGAACCATCCTTGCCATAACATTATAACTGCTTTGTCTCTACCAAATCTTGCAACATCCACAGACAAATAGAAATCTCCTCCCATTGATTCGACATCATATTCTCTCCCGAACATGTCTAGTATGTTTTCATATTTTATTAAGATTGCATCATCATTCTCATACTCCCAATTACCAAGCATAAGTCTTTCTCGTAGTACTGGATCTTTTATCGATCGTAGGTTCTCTCCGTACTCTGAAGCAGTGAATGGATTGTCTTGGTATAGAGATTGGATGAATACCCATTCAGGAGGTAGACAATGTTCTTTCCATGGCTTATAAGCTTGATGATATACCCAATTCTTCTTTGGGTTACAAGTAAGAAACATCTTAGACTTAAATCCATTCTCTACCATCTTAGGAGTCTGATGTCTTCCAATCCTTGATTTGAGTACATCGAATGCTCGTTCCTTAATCTCACCAACTTCCTCAAGCCATCCACAAGAATATTCTGTGGATCCAAATCGTTCATATAGCGGATCTCTTGGCTGGTATGCGACATCTAATAAATCAATTCTACTCCCATTAGACATTTCAATATAGTTATATTTAGAATTCAAAGTCCACATTGATCGTGGAATCTTATGGAATGAACATACTTTCATCCAGGTGATATATGTTGAGGACATCAATCTCTTCAATTCATTTCTACCTACAAACAATTTAGATCCAGGATATTGCAAAGCTGTAATAAGTAGCCATTCACATCCTTGCCAAGATTTACCACCTCCTGCACCTCCTCCAAATAGTACAAACTTCTTTGTTGGGTCTTTTAAGTAACCCCAACATATTTCCTGTTTCTTTGTAGGTCTAATGCTTATCTGTAACTTCTTCGTCATTGATTATAAGTGGCGTGGTCCGCGAAACCTTCAAGACCTTAATCTCAACGCCTCGCCAAGACGTTCTCGCAATGGAGTATTATTCTACATCAATAACTTTTTGATCTTCAGCCTTTTCAAATGTAATATTGATCGCTGCGATCCCGCTTGCTAATTCTTGTTTCTCTCCGTATCCTCTATCCTTCCCACGAGTACGAAGACCGAACAATACTGCTTGGGGATTTCTCTCTTCTACTAAATCTCTCAAAGCATCTTCGAATATATCTAATTCTGACTCCATACAGAATTCAACTGCTTTCTTAAAATCAGGATTTGAGTTCTTCCAATTATTATAAGTCATCAAAGAAATCTCAATGGCTTCGCAAGTCTTTTGGATCTTGAAATGATTCCTGACGAATTTTTGTAAGAATTGAATCTGAATAGGTTTAAGATCAAAGTTCATTAAATATTCATGTCTATTAAGCTCTGCATGAATTGATCTTCTATTGCTAGTTTGTACTATCGGATTTACTATATTATCAGGCAGTAGTCTAGGTTTTCTATTCTTCAATATTTGTACCCTTTTTCGATCTTTTCTTTGTATACTGAGACCATCGTATTGCTTCTAATACAGAAGCGCAAGAACTCGGACATATTAAACACAATTCCGAATCCTTTGAACTCCTCTTTTATAATTTTCAATCGCTCGTCATCCATGGGATATAGAGAAACTGTAGTTTTTGATGTTCTATCTTTAACCATTTTTACAATGAATATGTTTATACACACATATATAAATCTTTCCTAAATAAGTGTGACATCTCTAAATTCATATCCAAGCCTCCACAAAGGTCGTCGATGCAAAATCTTAAGACTAGAGGAGCTAACAAGCTAAGTGTGACAACTGTGACAACTGTGACAACCTATATACATATTAAACGTATACGCACTTCCCTTAAAAAGAGAGTGTATAAAAGAGCGTACGAAAGAGCAGGGGTAGGGACTCGGTCGTCACAGTCGTCGCAGTCGTCACTGGCGCTCTACGAGCTCAGATTTGAGGGTATGAGCTGTGACGTCTTTTTTGGGAGGGTGTCGCAGCTTGTCACTTTATGTGTGTGCAAGAGTAAACAGAAAGATTTATAAAGTTCTCACCAGATTTAAGATTCTGATTAAAGATTTGTGATTTGAGGTAAAAGAAATGGTGAATTATGGAATAAACACAACATGGAAATTCGATACCTATAAAAAGGGCGAATGGATTCTATACACAGGTGAAATAATTGAAGAAGATGAAATATCTCTGAAGATTCGAACTATTAAAGATGAAGAAAAGGTGATTCATAAAGACTCGATAAAAGACTCTAAGAGGTGTGACATATGAATGAAGGCCTTGAAAAGTATTTAAGATTTCTTCGAGACAGACTAACACCAGATGAGTATCTAGATATATGTTTCTGGAACGATCAAAAAAGAGATAGAATCATTGACACTTATTACAAAAAAGATAATATAGATCTAAATGAGATTGAAGAATTAATTGTTTCTTGGAACCAGGAAAATACTTATGCTGCTGGTTATATGTTAAATCCTTTGAATGAATCTAAAAGAGATTCAAAGAATGTAAGCAGAATTCTAAATGTGGCGATCGATATCGACAAAGGAAATGATATATCAAAATATAATATAGTTCTTGATAAATTAACAAGCATGGGAATTCAAACAAGCTTAACAGATAAATCTCAGAATGGATTTCATTTTGTCATCCCTGTTGAGATGTCAAATACAGATTCTAAAGTTGTTGAAAGATTCCTGAAAGGATTTAAAGAACATGTTCACGAAGATGTTGATACGATTGTTTTTGATTTACCACGTTTCTTTAGACTTCCAGAGACCATAAACAACAAATCAATACCTGGAACACTATTAGAAACAATGTGGATGGATGATATGTTCAATGACGAAATGGTTCAAAATAACACTCGAATCATTCGAGAATATGCAGAATCTGTTGAATTGAAATCAGATAAGTTTGAAAGCATTGTTAATTCTGTAGACATTATGCAGGAAGAACCCGATGTTTTCTTTGACACAATTCTAAAATCTAAAGAGCTTCAAAAGTATATCGCCGACAAAGATGGCATCGAAAAGAATAACATATTATTCAAGAATATTGCAATATACCTAAAATCCCATGAAGAAGCTGAAGAAGAGATTCACGAGTTTGTTAAACTTTGCGATCATTCAGAAGGAGAATTCTACGGTTGGGTTAAGAAAGATATGTTGATTGTTAACTATTCAGAGATAAGAAAATGGATCTTTGATTACGATCTAGACCTTCTTAAACCCATCATAAAGGAACAATTGAAGATAAGCGTTGCATTCCTTGAGAACTTTCAAATGTGTTACATAGCAAGCGAAAAGACACATAGATATATGATATATGATAAACGATCTGGTGGAATCAATAGACATACAGAGAGTCAGCTATCAGAGTTCATTAAATACCTGAGCTTTGAAGAAGGAGTAGACATCTATTCAGAATTCAATATAAGTAGAGTAAATCCTGAAGGCGAACCATTATCACAACGACAACTTCTAAATAAGATTCAAGATCGAATGCTTAGAATGTTCCAGGAATCTGATATCCTTAAACTGATCGACGAATTTGGATATAAACCAACAGAAGAAAAGTTCTTTGAAGACTTTGGAAGAAAATATTTCAATACTTATTCTGCAGGACCTCTTGAGAATTATTTCGTTCACAAAGATTCCTACGAATTCCCGTACATTGAGAAACTGCTTAAACATCTTACAAACTCAGAAGCAGGATATGAATATCTAAACAAATGGTTAAGCTTTATCTTGGTAAATCCTCTTGTTAAGTTGCCAAGTTCCATTATCTTCAAAGGAACACAAGGAACTGGGAAAGGAAGATTCAGGGAATGGATCTTACCTTCTATTTGGGGAAATCATAATATTGAAGAAATCAATGATACGAACCTAAAGAATATTTGGGGAGATTATGTTAAGAATAACCGAATCGTTATTGCTAACGAGATAAATCTTACTGATTCAGGTTCAAACTCAGCGTACAAGAGAATCAAAGAATATAGTACAGACAAGGAAGTTTCAATCCAACAGAAAGGAAAACCCCTGGAAAAGATTCACAACTATTCTCATTGGTTATTCTTCTCAGACCAGGAAATGCCTGTTAAACTAGACGCAGAGGATCGAAGACATACAATCTTCCATCAAGAGACTGCAATTCCGCCAGCGATCGTAATGGAGCTAAGTCCAGATATAAATCCCGGGAAGCTTATGGAAGAAATGAGGGAATATGTTTCTTATCTGAGAACTCTAGAAGTTAAGTTCGAAGAGGTGTATAAATTTCTTCCTACAGATTCTAAAGACGAAATAATTCAAATGAGCAAAGACACGGTTGATTCTTTCTTGGAAGAGTTAAAAGATTATGAAACTATGTCTTCGTTCTGTATTGAGTATGGATCTGAACTTGCAATCGATACAACAAAGAATGTGGACGAAGCAATTTCTTCAAAAGATCTTTATGATTTATATTATGTTTGGGCCGACAAGAATCACTTCAGATATAAGAAATCCCAAATAGGATTTGGAATGAAACTATCAAAAGAGAAAAAGATAGACACCGCAAGAAAAAGGATCTCAGGAAAACTTGCAAGATACTACAATCCAAAAGATTTGGTGGGAGGAAAACAAGAATGAGTGAAGGATGCAGACAATGCACTATTTGTAAAACATCATATAAATTATTGAAGAAGAATATAAAGACAAGTAAGAAGATTCAGGATATGATGTCAATAGGAACTAATGTTTTTCCATTCAGAGATCCATATAAAAAATTATATTCAATTTGTCCATATTGTAAGGGCGAAGATGTTCTTAGATCTTGGACAGTGAAATGAAAAAGAATAAGGAATTCACGATCGGTGCAATAAGAAATTTATGCATTCGAAACTATGGGGTTGATTCAAGTCTATTGGATCTAGAAAGTCTAATAGATGAAACTCTTTCAATGCCTGAGAATTGGTCGATCGTCAAAGAAAAGGTATTATTGCTTTGCAATAAACCACATAAATTGATGTTCGAATAGAAAGTTTTATAAAGACATACGTTCCTACATACATATCACAAGCAATTAATTCAAACTCCCAAAGAGCGCACAACTCTTTAAACTAGTAGGGATAAGATTAATTGCTTGTGTTTTAAAAAAGGTAAAACGAAAATGACAAACGAAACAAAACAAGAAAACGTACAAGAAGAAGTACAAAAAGAAAACCCCTTTGATAAGGCGGAAAAAGAAGTTCTAAATACAGCTGAAGTTGAAGACGATTCAAATGGTACACCTACTGCGCCAAAAGTAGATGTAGGAGAAGAAGAAATCAATGTTGATACTCTTGATGATACTGAATGGATTAAAACTCCAAAGGAAATCGGAACATCAACTCCATTGATTAAGATCGTTAAATTCTCAAAGAAACCAGGGCGAACGATTTCCCCAAAAGGAATGGCTTCATTTTGGTCAGGTTTAACTCGAAAGGATAAAGCAACGGGCGTAATTGAAAACTGTGAAGAATACAATATTAAAGGAACAGTCAAAGGAGAAAAAGTTTCTTATAAGGTTGATTCATGGGAACAAGTTGGAAAAATTATGACTCTATTGAGATACTGTAAAAGAACAAATATCATGTTTGTTGGTCAAACAGTTAAATTCAACAGAGTTGCAAAAGGAACTTCAACAGCCGGACATAACTTTATTCTTGAAGTACCAAGTTTAAAGATGAAGATCGAAGGAGACAGCAACGAAATTAAGACTGAGGCTTAAGCCTCTTTCTTTTTTTATATTCTAAAATGGAATCAGTTTGCATAATATGTCAGGAAAGGCCTAGGAAGTTAGCAGGATTTTACTGCTCAAAAGAATGCTACGAAATTCACGTTGCAAGAAATAAAAAACTTCAAGCAGAAGCTGACGCTAGGAAATTGAAATGATGTTCTCTTTCTCAAACTTAAACTGCTTTCTGAATTGTGAAAGACAGTGGTTCTACAAATATGTTTCCAAACCACCCTTCTCAGATAAGGTTGAGGAGAAATACGGTGCCTTTGGTAGAGTTGTTCATAATTCTCTTGAGCATATTAATAATTTCAATTCTCCTAAAGAAGCGGTAAATAAATATTGGATCGATGAAGGAGAAACTATCGATGGAATGAGTGTTCTTGCAGCATACGAATGCGTTGAAAGATCCATTTCTCATGGATTCAAAATCAAACATCGAGAAGAAAAGATCTACTTCGATTTTAATGGGCACAAATTCATCGCAATCATTGATTGTGTATTAGAAGATAATACCATAGTCGACTACAAAACATCTACTTGGGACGTTAAAAAGATGGAAGAATATAAACGCCAAGTTCTATTCTATTCCTGGGTATATTATAGAGTTAAAAATATCTTACCGCCAAAAGGTATTATTGACTTCAACAAGAAACAGAAGAAAGGAAACTACATCCCTTTGCAAGAGTTCTCATTCTCAGAACAAGACATTCTAGATTTTGAAGCTAAGATCAAAGCACAAATGGATCTTATTCTTTCTAAAGGAGCCTTTGAGAATTTCAAAGTTAATAGAACTCCGAAAGCATGTTTCTTCTGTGGATGGAAAAAGAGATGTTGGGCTGATGATACTTCCAAGCTCAAAGATTATAAGATAAAAATCACATTGGGACATAAGAACCTATTATTACAATCTGAACAACATGACCCGGTTCTAGAAAATGTTCTTGAGAGTGAATTCATGTATGAACTTGACAATGCTTATTTTGCAATAAAAGCCATGAGGGCCAAAGGGAATAAGACGTTCGATGGAAAGATTAGACTATATAAAAACGGTGTTGCACCAGTTGCATTTAAAGAAAGGATTAAGGAGCTTCTCAAAGATTATAAGAAACATCTAGAAGTCAAAGGAAAGAGACTAATCCTTCAGATCGTAGATTCTAGAGAATTTCCAAAGGTTACGATCGATATGCCTGAACAACTTAACGGAATAACAATCAGAGATTACCAAAAAATAGCGATCGATAAGATTATACATGAAAAGTTTTTCTTTGGAGAGATTTGTACAGGTGCAGGTAAAACCATAATGGCCGCGGAACTTATTAGAAAAGTTGCAAAGAAAACAATCTTTGTTGTGGATGTTAAAGATCTATTGAAACAAACTCAAAATAGTTTCGAGAAATTACTTGGAAAGAAATGCGGATTAATAACTGCGGGGAAACAAGAATGGTCCGAGGTGAATCTTGCAACTATCCAAACAGTTTCTAAATTTCTGAAGAAGAAAGATCGGGAATTTATTAAGAACCTTCACGAATGTAATGTGGTGATAATTGATGAGGCTCACGCTGTCAAGGCTAAATCTTATAAGAAGATGATGGATAATATTAAAGCAGAATATAGGATCGGATTGACCGGTACAGCTTACGCGGACGGAAATGCTTCATTGGAATTATACTCAGCATTCGGATTTGTAAATTATAAAATAACGCTAATGGAATTAATAGAATCGGGGCATCTAATGATGCCAGAAATTAAGTTCATAGATTATCCCGAGCCAAATATTATCTACGGGACTTGGCAAGAACAATATGAACAAGTTCTTTCCTCAGAAGAAAGAATCAATGAAGTCTCAACGATCGTTAAGAAACACGCGGACAAAGATTACATCTTAATAGTTACCCGACATCTGAAACACGCTTATGCCTTGGTTGAGGAGATAGAATCTCAAGGATATGTTTGCGCTTTGATCGAAGGAGCTACTAAAGACAAAGATCGTGAAATCATATATGATGCAATGCGTTCAGGAGATCTTCACATCATAATCGGGACCGATAAGATAGTTCAGAAGGGACTTGATATCCCAAGACTGAATGTAGGGATAAACTATGTTGGCAATCTTGGATCTATATTGACCAGACAATTCCTAGGAAGGATCGTCAGGAATCATCCTGACAAGAAGGAATCTACGTTCTATGACTTCAATGATACAGTCTACGATCTCAAAAATCACACTAAAAATAGAGTAATTACCCTTGAAAAAGAGGGTTTTACCGTCCAGAAACAGCAAGCTTTATAAAGAACATACGTCTGTACATACTTATCAAATAATAAATTTGATGGAAGAAAACGAAAATGACAAACGAAATAAAACGAAAAGAATACGAAGAAAAGAAAAACAAAACAGTAACAGTAGTTAGTTTCAAAGACGGAAAAAGAACAATGACTTGCGGGTCATTAAGTTATTTTAAAGCGATTGAAGAAATTCTATTAAAACAAAGCCAAGGATGTGAATGTTTATTAGTTAAAGACTTACCAACATTGGAAGTTTCATACGATCGAAAAGACTACGATAAATATATGGAGGTGCAATAAATGGAACAATATTTAAGAAATCAATTATCATGGTTAAAAAACCAAGAAGCAAATGGAAGTAATGCTCAATGTATAAATCAAATTGAGAACGAATTAGATTCAATATTACAAGGCGAAAATTCAGCTGAAGATCAAATCACCGAGATGGAGTATTAAGATGGTTGAAATTACTAGAGCAAAATTTGACTCTTATGAAGATGTAAGACAAGGAGGGCAGACTAATATGTTTGACCTCAAAACAGTTTGCCTTTTGGCAGATGAAGATTTAACACGAGAAGATTGTCTGGAAATTATGGCAAACTATGAAACTTATGAAGCTCAATTTAAATCAGAAGACGATCGATTTCAAGATCTAAAAGACGAAGACAGAAAAGAATCCATTGGTGGATTTGATGAGGAAGAATAAAATGACTAAATTTGAAAAAGCAAACAATGGGAACTTTAAATGTCCTGTATGTAAAAGATCCATGTGGTCTAAAGAAGAAGCAGTTGCAAAACATGCAGCTAAATGTCCAGGAAGATCAAAATCCAAAAGAAGTTCAAGCGCACTTGAAATTGAAGCTCTTACTAAAACTGTTAAGGTAATTCAAAAACCTAAAGCTCTTAAAGTAAGTCTTGCAAAATACCGTCAAGATTTGAAAGTTGCAGAAGAAGCTTTAAGAACTTCAACAGATGGATCAATGAGGATTAAGTTGAAAGATAGGATTCGATACTTAAAGAAAAGAATAGAAGAATTTTAAGCTCACCTCTTTTTTCCTACAGGAGACAATTTTCGAATTGTTTCTTGTAGGTTTTTATACTTGAAAAAAAATGGTAAAAACAATAATCCGTGGGAGAGAGACCGCTACAGGTCTCAGATTAAAAGTAAGAGATGGAGAACTTTTAAAGTTCGAAGACATCCGATTTCAAAATTATTTCTATATTGAGAAAACAATCTACGAAGAAAATATCATGACGATTAAAAATGAAATCAAATACATCGCCAAGATCGAAGAATTCGGAGACTATATAAAGGTTTATTTCAAAGACAATAACGATCGATATAAATTGAAGTCTAAGTTTGAACTCTCAGGAATCACTTTAATGGAAGCTGACATTCAGGCTCACAAAAGATGGTTGATAGATTGTAAGGGAGAGCAAGAATTGAACTCCACAGAAATGAAATGGCTTAAGTATGATATTGAAACAAAGGATGATTCTCCTTTAGAGAAGGACATGAGAGGGTCCATAATCGCTCGAGAACCTATCCTTTCTATAGCTTATGAAGATATTGATGGGAACAAACATTGGATAAAGAATGAGAATTTGGAAGATCCTGTGAGCGGTGAGGTAGAACTTCTTAGATTTCACATGAAAATTCTACAACATTATGATATTATCTCGGGATGGAACTCTTATAGATTTGATGATACTTATATAAAACAAAGGAATGAACTACACCAAATCGACAATACCCCATGGGACTTCATTAATCAATTAGACTATATGGAATTAGTTAAGAAAAATTTATTTCCTAGACTTCCAAGCTATGCACTTGATAATGTTGCAAAGGATATTCTGAAAGACGAAAAGATCCATGTGATGGAAAAAGGAAATGGTGGAATTCTTAACCTCTGGAAGAAATCTTTCGAAGGAGATGATACACTAGAGAAGTACAATATGAAAGATGTAGAACTCATGGTTAAACTTGAAAAGAAGTTTGGATTCATAAAACTGCACATGACCCAATGTGATTATGTAAATTGTTTTATACAAGAAACACTTCACAACTCAGAAATCTGGGACATAATGCTTTTACAGGATTATAGGAAGAACGGTTTGGTCGCACCAACAAAACCTAATGATGAAGAGAAAGAAAGAAGAAACAAATATTGTAATGTTGCAGGAGCTTATACATTCTGTTTAAACCCCGGAGTTCATAACAATGTTGTGGTTTTCGATTTTAAATCATTCTATCCAACAACAGTTGATGGAGCAAACATTTGTGTTACAACTCTAATCTCTAAAGAAGAAGCTGAAGCCAAAGGAATTTCTTACACTACAATCCCTGCAGATGTTCATACTATTAAAGTAGGATCCAAATCTGTCGATACTAAGTTCGAAGAGAAATATTATAGAACAGATATAAGAGGAGTGTTGGCGGATCGAATGGGAGAGTTGATTGCACTCAGAGACAATGCCAAGACTACTAAATGGCAATATAAGGAATCAGACCCAGAGAAATTTATGAAACTCGAATCGGAAGATTGGAACTATAAAACATTAGGCTGTTCAGGTTACGGCGTAGTAGGTCAAAAGATCTTTAGATTCTTTGTTGAAGATGTTGCAAATTCAATAACTCAATTCTGTAGATATATCATTAAAGAATGTGTTAAGATAGCTGAAAGAAATGGGTTCATTGTGATTCAAGGAGATACAGACTCAATCATGTTCAAGAATGAAAAGAATCTTATAACAAAGGAAGAACTTGAAATAGAGTTTGCGGATTATTTTGATGAGTTCGCCAAGAAACAAAATATGTGTTCCAAAATGTTTACTCATAAGAACTTGAAAGGAGAAGGAACAGTTCAGAAACCTCACTTTATCATATTTGAATATGAGAAAGATTTCGATCGAATGATTTCAATAATGAAAAAGAATTATGCGGATCTTAAAGTTTCAAGAGACACAGAAGGAAATCAAATAGGAGAACCAAATGTAAGTATAACAGGTTTAGAATGTATCAAAAAAGATACAAATGAATTGGCAAGAATCTATCAGAAGAGATTGATCGAAGAAGTCTTATATGAAAATCAAGATGTTGATAAATTCCTGACTGAACTGAAAGGAATTAAGAATCAATTAATCAACAATGAAATGGATCCAAAATATTTGGTTATGAAGAAATCCATTAATAAGAACATGGACGAATATGGAAAGCCAATGATTGATTCTAAAACTGGATTACCCAAGATAAATAAAAATGGAGAAATGAGATATGCACCAATTCCTGCACATGTTAAATTGGCAAAAAGATTAATGGAAGAAGGAAAAGATATTTACACAGGAGACCAAATATCTTATGTCGTTCAAGAGACTGGACCGATTGTTGCAATCACACCTGAAGAATATGCAAAAGGATCTGACTACGATCGTGAATATTATTGGGAGAGGATTATCACTTGCATCATGAAAGTTTTGTTTGTTACAAATCCCGAAGAGATTCTGAAGAACTATACATTGTGGAGAATGAAAAAGATGACAGAGAAACAAGCAGAAACCTATATCAATAAGTTAAAGGTCAAACTTGACAAAGAGGAAGATTTATAAAGTAATACCCCTGTACATACGTATAAGAAGATGACGAAAATAATAATTGTAGACGGCGTTGATTGCTCAGGCAAGTCAACTTTGATTGAAAGAATATCAAAAGATAAGAGATTCAGAAATTCCTTATTAATTAAGAACAATTTCAGGCCGAGCGATGAAAGTACAATTCCTAAAGTAAAAGATAATTATGAAGGAATAAAATCTTTGATTGAATCGGTCCCTAGTTATGAATATGTAATCATCGATCGTTTCTATATGTCGGAAATGGTATATGGAAAACTAAGAGGATATGAACCTTTTGACGATGATTGGTATAGAACTTTTGAAGACTCATTAATGAATGCAACTAATGTTGAACAAATTTTGTTCATTCACATGTGTCCTTCGATTAATACAATCTATGGAAGATTTGACAAGAGAGGAGACGAACACATTAACAGAGAACAGATCGAAGATCTATGGTCAAGATATATTAGATTCGTGACAAAATTTTCAAAATTGCCATATATGATTATGGCAGACAATGGAGAAACTGAAATTGAGTTGATTCGAAATTTTTTACAACGAGAGGAAGAATAAAATGGTAAGTGTAAACGAGATGAAAGAAGCGGATGAAATTCCGCAAGATATTTTAGGAGCAATATTTGAAAAACAAATGGAGCTTGCAAAGAAGTATGTAGACATAGAGAACATGGGAGACCTGCTTGAATCTACTGAAACAAATGTTCATACTATGGAAGGTCAAGTTTGGCTAAAAGATTTTTTATATCGAACAACGGAAGAAGTTGGAGAATCATTTGAAGTAATTCTAATAAATGAATTTGCCAAAAAGGATTGGTCGATGATTTGTGATTTGGATCAAACTCATTACTCAGAAGAATTAATAGACTCAATTCATTTCTTTGTAGAGCTTTGTATAATTGCCGGAATTGATAGATCTGAATTTTTAGATATTTCAACATATGGAAAAACTTCAGGAAACATGGATCTAACTCCTACAGGATTTAAAGTAAGACATTGGGAAATAATTCAGAACTTAACTTTAGCAGGAAACAAATTAAGAAATAAGAAATGGAAAAAAACACATGTCTTGACTGACGTTCCAATCTTTACTCAATATCTAATCCAAGCATTTGATTCACTCGTTGCTTGTTTAAGAGCAGTAGGATTAGATGATTGTGACATCTATAATCTCTATTTTAAAAAGAACAAAGTCAACCAATTCCGACAACGGAGCGATTATTAAATGGTATCATACAAGACTTCAGATGCTAAGAAACAACAACAAAGAAAAGAAACTGAAACAAACGCTTTGGTTTCTTCAAGGAAGGACAAAGCGTTTCCGAAATGTATTGGAATGTTTCCTGAGTGTATAGATTACAAACCTGAAACACCGATCGAAGAAAGAAGCGAATGTAGGTCTTGTCCATATAAAGGTAAAAGAAAATGAGAATATATAAAAATTGTATTGAGGCAATTTCAGAAATCCAAAGGGATTTATTTGAGATGGGGATTGAAGTTCACCCACAATCTATGCAAAATAAGATTGTTAAAGATGACGATTCATATATGACTAAAGAGCTGCAAGGCTATTCATTTATGATTATGAATGATAATGATATGAATGAAATGGTTGGATCTTGTTTGAATTGGTGTGAAGCTGAACATCTTGAAAGAATTAATGGATGGGACAATCCTTCTGTTGAAACTACAAATCCCGGCGAAGCTTATAAACTTCGAAATGATGTCTGGGAACAGTTCCTAGTTAATGGAAAATTCTGTTATACATACAATGAACGTATGCAAAAACAAATAGATGCTTGCATCGAAGAACTCAGAAGAAATCCAGATTCTAGACAAGTGATTGTTCAATTCCATAATAGGGATATTGACCAAGATAAGATGGGAGGAAAATCAAGAGTTCCATGTAGCATGTATTATCAATTGATGATTAGAAACGGAAAACTAGATTTGATCTACACAATGAGAAGCACTGACTTCTTAACTCATTTCAAGAACGACATCTGGCACGCAATCAAATTCAGAAACTTTGTAGCTAATGAATTAGATCTCAAAGTTGGAAAGTTCATAATGTTTGCAGGAAGCCTGCACGCATACAAGAAAGATTTTCCGGAAGGAATTTACTAAACATTTAATTTGGAGGAAGAAAATGTGTGGAATAATAGGAACATGGGACGCTGATACAAATAGAGATTTTGTAAAGGACAACATAAAAGATTTAAAAAACAGAGGCCCTGACGGACAAGGAATTGAACGAATGGGAATTGTAGAGTTCGGACATACTAGATTGGCAATCCAAGATTTAGATCCAATCAATGGTCGACAACCAATGTACAGAGCTGATTCAGAAGGAGAGAACACAGAAGTCATGATTACTTATAATGGCGAATTATGGAATCCTGAAGAAATCATCAATCTAATAAGAGACAAAGTTCCTGAGTATAAACAGAAAACTAAATGTGACACGGAAATCGTTTTGGATTTCTACATGTCACATTGTAGGGAAGATCCAACAAACTTAAAACATTTAAATGGAATGTTTGCTCTTGCAATCTACGATCGTTTATATGAAAACAAAATTCTATTCAGAGATTGTATAGGCGAAAAACCTTTATACTTCACTGATGACTGTTTCAGTTCAAAACAATTTTTGTTATCAAAGACAAAAAAATATTGTAAACTTGCTTTGATGTCAGTTATGAGTTTGGGATATTCAGATAGCGTATTTGAAGATGTTGTAGCTTTACAACCAGGACAAATGTATTTGAATGGCAAACTAATTCAGGCTCAAGATCTAAATCAAACATATCATAAACAATGCTATACAGATTTCAAATATAATTTGAAGAAATCAATTCATGCTAAGATAGGAAACATGGACGTACCTTTCGCCTTATGTTTAAGTGGAGGATTGGATTCCAGTTTGTTATTAGCAGAGATAAAAGAAATGTCTCCTGAGATAGATTTAACAACTATCACAATTGGATTTGAAAGAGATGATGAAGATGTTGTTAATGCAAGAATGCTTGCTGAAAAATATAATACTAAACATCATGAGATCTTAATTATGAAAGATGATTTATTGGAAAGAATTCCCGATCTTGTTAAACATATTGATTCTCCAATAGAACTTGGTTCAATGCTTTTGACTTATGTTATGGCTGAGAAAATCAAGAATGACTTCCCCGAAATCAAAGTTGTGATATTGGGAGAAGGAGCAGATGAAATGTTCTTTGGATATAAAAGACACATGGAAGCTCAAAGGAATGGAGGTTCTAGTTATTTGAGAAGAATTGGTAAAATGAATATTGGACTGAAAGACAAAAAAATTACTCTGAAAGAAATAAGAAAAATAGATCTTAATTTTGAGTTGGTGGATTATCATATGAAAAGAATTGACATGATATTTTCTGAATTTGGAATAGAAGCCCGATGTCCTTTCTTGTATAAAGATCTAATTGAAACAGCTGTAAATTCCGATCCCTCGGAAAATATAAATGAAGTCCACAATAAAATTTGGATTCGACATAGACTCCAAGAATTGAAAGTCGGGCACACTATCCAGGTTCAAGGCAAAAGACCTTTGAAATTATTTCAAGACATGGACGAAGTAAGAATGAAGATTCTTTTAGAATTCAATAAGAGGTGCAAAAATGCTCAGTAAAAGAAGAACAGAAACCTATAAAAAGATTGTAGAAATATTAGGAGAAGCATCAAGTTGCAATCGTGCACGAGTGGGATGTTTGATCTTAAAAGAAGGTAGAATAATTTCCACAGGTTACAATGGAAGTCTTCCTGGAGCTCCTGAATGTGATTCAGAAGGGCATTTAATGGTTGATGGGCATTGCATAAGAACAATTCATGCAGAACAAAACGCGCTGATGTTCCTTGCCAAACAAGGAATTTCTTCCTCAGGGTGTGTGGCTTTTGTCACACACCTTCCTTGTCCTTCATGTACGAAACTTTTAATACAAGCAGGAATTGAAGATGTTTATTATATCAATGATTATAAAATATTTGAAAATCCTTTTCTGAAGGATTTAAGGTTGTGGAAAATATGAAACAAGTAACAGAAAAACATTTTTATACTAAGATGAAATCCTTTGGAAATTTTACTATTTCTAAAATCCAAGTTAATCCCTTCGCTTGTACTTCAGAAAAAGGAGATTATATGATTCAATCTAAAGAGTTGGACATCATAGTTGAATGCAAAGAAGTAATCATGACCCAGAGAAAATCAGATCCTAGATTTAGTCTAAACAGATTCACTCAGGAATACAAAATGATAATGTGGGAAGAAAGCTGGGATAGAAATAAGGGATTTCTACTTTTGAATTATTGGAGATTGAATAGAAATAGATCCTCAGTATTTTTGATTCCTGTTAAGGTATGGATAGAAAGAAAAAACAAAATAAAAAGATCTTTCATAAAGGAGGAAGAAACATTAGAATTATTTGGAGATTGCAAACTAAGACCCAGTTGGGACGATATAGAAATGAGGTTATTAAAATGATGAAAAAATTTAAACCGCTGCTTCTAAGTAATGAGGAATTCAACTTAGAGGAATTAGATTATACAAATATGTATATTTCTATAAAAAGAGATGGAGTGAGAGCCGAAATTACAAACGAAGGAATAAAAGGAAGAAGTTTCAAAGAGTTTAAGAACAATAAACTTAATGAATATTTTGAAGAATTTATTAATCTTATAGATGATTATTTTGAAGAAGAAATTTTTGAAGGAGAAATATATTGTGATGGAATTCCATGTAGAGAAATGGCTGGAATTTGTAATTCAAAAGACAAAGATATTCCAAAAGGAACAAAACTATATTTATTCGGAGTTGTTGATTTAGAATTACCTTTTGGAGCAAGAATAAAAAAATTAAGCTTTATTCAAGATACAGATAAAGTTGAAAAAGTTGAACAGAACAAAGTTGAAACTCATATCCATGCAGCATTTATTTATGCTGAATTCCTAGAAGAAGGTTTTGAAGGCGCAGTTCTGATGGATGGATCGAAGAAATATAAATGTGGAAGAGTTACGATCAAAGAACATATAGGATTCAAACTTAAGCCTCATAAAGAAGAAGATCTAGAAATCATTGGAGTTACTGAAAGACTTCACAATACAAATGAATCTCAGACGAATGAACTTGGTCACAGCTTCAAAAGAAATACAGTTGCAGATAAAGAGTCAACTGGAATTGCTGCAACTTTTGTTTGTCTAATGCCCAATGGGAAGACTGAAACAAAAGTCTCAATCATCGGAGACGAAACATTCAGAAGAGAGATTTGGGAAAATCAAAAGGACTACATAGGAAAGTACGCTGTTGTCAAGAGTATGGACTATGGAGCTAAAGATAAACTGAGACATCCCAGACTGTCTTCAATAAAGGAGAAATGCGAGAAATAACTCGCGTTCTTTCTATTCTATTTGTTATTCTTTTTATTTTTTAATATAAACATATGGAGAACATTTCTATTCAGTACAGAGCGCTTATGGAGGTATTTCACGTCAATAGAAAGATTTATAAAGAAGTACTCCTGCACATACATATCAAACAATAAAACGAGGTAAAACGATGAAAAACTACGCGAAAATATTAAGAGCTAAAGAAGTTAATGAAGACTTTGCCGTTTGGGTAAAAGACAATTTGCCAAATCTTCTAAATGAAGAAACAAATCGAATCAGAAGAGAATTGAGATTCAAAAATAGAGTGAGGCAAACAATATGAACACTCATTGGAAACCTTATAATCTACAAAGAAGTGATGCAAAGAAAGTTTTTAATCTGAAGAACTTCCTGATCGTTATTCTTGCTTGGGCAATTTGTACTCCTACTATAGGAACTAATTGGATCGCAATTATAATCACTAAGATCTTTAAAATATTTATTGAGGTTTGGCCTACAGAACTTTAATTAATTCCGTAAGCTTTATAGTCCCACGGAGCAATTATGTGACCTGATACAGCTTCGACATAAATTTTATCCACCCTTACAATTCTATGTCCTCCATCATATTTCTCACAACTTGTCTTCTCAAACAATCCAGATTCACAATCTGCTACGACATGAATATCTTCTGCTTCCCAACCTAACTCATTTAAATCGTGCGCGACATTCTTGGCGAATTCTGTGCAATCATAAATGTCGATTTCATAAGGTCTTGCATTTGCATTTTGATTAATCACTCTAAAGAAAGGATCAGATTCTTTCTGATATTTAATTGAAATGTTTGGTTCGAAGTCTATTTTTGGAACTTCTCTGATGCTAAAAAATATTCCAGAGATACAAATTCCCATTAACAAAAACATCAAGAAAAGAAATGCCTCTGTTTTACTAATCATATAGCCTCCTAATTCTTTTAACACATGTTGGAGTTACATAAACTCCTATAATATGTTGGCCGCACCTTTTGTGTGACTGATAGAATCGTGAGAATTGCTCTGTGGCTTTTGTATATCTTTTGGCCATATGAGTACTTTTAATTTCATAAAAAACAAAGCCGTACTTGGTTGCAGCAAGGACATCAACCTCACCATCTTTTCCACCTTCGTGGTAAATATAATTTCTTAGAATGATCCAATCTTTGTGTTTTTCACAATGCCTCTCAACTAAATCACAAAGTCTTATATGACTTTTAGCTTCTGATGGTCCTGTCATTTTAACTCTTTTAATAATGCTTTAAACTTTCTATAAAAAATAACAAGCCTCTCCTTGAAATTAGATGGAGGAATATCAACAACCTCCAAATAATGGACTGGTTCTCGGAAACTCATTACGACCTCTTATATTTAAGACCTCACAATTATATCTTTTTTTGTTCAATCTTAATCTTGTGAGTCTTGCCGACTTCTTCTTTATAAGCTGGAGTTATTGGGAGTGATTTATCAGCATTCCTATTTCCAAACTTTCGTTGTAGTTTGCTTTCAACTTCCTTCTTCCACTTTGGTTGCCCATCATTTCCAAGATATTTTGCATTCAAACTAAGTCCCATTTTTTGCTTACCATACTCATGCTCTACTTCAACTACAAGTGCGCCTTGTGTTTCATAAACATCAAGTATTGTATATTCAAAATCTTCTTGTTTTGTCATTTTTATTTTACCTTCTTACTAATTTCTTCTGCTACTGCTTTATCTATTGCTTCTTGTTCAGCAGATTTTTCTTTATTTTGATTATCAAGTTCTATCATATCTTTGAAAAACGGAGAGGTTGTTTCGAACTGAACTCTTCCTGGAACTACATTCATATATCCAACATTACGATTCTTGAAATTTGCATCTCCGTTTGCCTTTGTTGTTTCCCATTCGTCTTTATTCATACGAATGCTTAATGATAATTCATTCTGGTCTAATCTTCTTATTTTCATTTTATGCCTCAGTTATCTAAATTATGTTTGATCTTAACTATTCCCTGAACGAAGTCAGGTGCTACACCATTTGGTTCGATTCTTACTCTCCAATATCCTGCAACGTCTGGATAAACTCCTCCATTAGAAATGTCAACATCTGAATCTATTGTCACTCCTGTTGTTGCTATTGTATGCTTAAGATCCCATGTGCTTGTTCCAGTATTCCAAAAATCAAGATAAAGATTCACACTTGTTGCATTTACTGTTCCTGTTTCTGATACACTATCTCCTATGGTGATATGATTTAAGTCAGCTGCATTTATATCATAACTTCCATCTGGGTGGTCGTGATTGTCAGCTGATAAACCTGATGAACTATGGTCGTGACTGTCAGCTGCTAATCCACTCGCTCCGTGGTCGTGTGCTGAACCAGTTAATCCTGTACTACTATGGTCATGAAGTTCAACTCTATAATCTCCGTAACTATGTTCATGGTCAGCTTCATAAATTGTCATCCATGCTCCCAATACAATCGCTCCTGAATGAGGATAAACTTGAACTCTTATTTGATCACTATAATTATTAACCCCGGCACCTATTGCTGTCATTTCAACTCTACAAACATCTCTGAATCCATCTTGATAAATTTCAAATCTAGTTGCAGGAAGGTATCCAGTATTTGTTACCCTTATGGATATATCTTCAGCTCCACCACTAACTCCTTCAACATAAAAATTTATCCATAATGATCGGTCTGAGTTTGTTGTATTAACATAAACTAATGTTGTCCAAGTTCCTGATGAACAAGATGTCGAACTATCTGAATCTGATCCAATTGTATTTCCTGTCCATTTATAACCTGAATCTCCTGAATCTAGATCTGGGTTTTCATCTCCTGTTGTACCAGACACACCAGAAGTTTCATCAGCTGTTGTTCCATTAACTCCAGGAGCATCGTCGCCAGTTGAACCACTAACATTTGCATCTTCATCACCACTAAGGTTTTGTACTTGTGGATCCGTTCCAGAGAATGTTGCGTCTCCATATTGAGCATTGTATCCATCTATATCATAATCAACCGTCAGGCTGTGTATTCTAATATTTCCAGCTTCATCAGTAACAAACTCTTCAGGAATATAAAATCCAACTTTAGCAGGTGTTCCAAATTGAGCATTGATTCCACTTCCCCAAGTCATAGTGTTTCCACTTCCTTGCATATTTTGTTGTGATTGTGCGTAATTATTCTTAAGCATATTAGCATCTTCTGCTCCATTCTTTTGAGCAAGTCTTAGTTCGGGATTAGTAACTTCAAGACCAACCTTTTCAGTTCCATTTCCATCGACAGTGAATGTTGCTCTAACAATATGAACAGTTTCATTTATTCTTGCAGAGTTATTAGTTATGACTCCTGCGTCTCCAATTTCCAATGTGTCATCATAAACAGTCGGTGTGACTTTGTAATTTTTAGCAACAGGATTAATCTTATCATATTCTTTTTCAGCTCTTTCATTTGCTTCAGCAACAGTAATAATATTTCTGTCAAGTATAACTTCAACAGGTTTAGCTGAACCAAAGCTTCCGATTATTTGATTCTCTCCGTCTCCTTTTCCATATACCAATACTTGACCGGCTTTTGATCTGGATTTAGATCTAGAAATATCTCTAGCATTTTTTCCTTCAATAAAAGAGAATTTATCTGCTCTTGTTAATTCATCATAAAAATAAAGTGTTCTTGTAAATTGATCGACATAAATGTCCTTTCCTGTTTGTTCTAATAGGCGAATCACAGAATTCCAAACACTCTCAGTTGCAGAAACTCTGAATGATGAAACAGTTATCGGGGTTGAATTAGTAACATCAAGCGACCATCCAGAAACTGATCCAATCAAAGTTGTCAAAATACTTTCATCGGAAACAGAAGTCCAAACTCTAGTTGTTTTTGAACCTACCATTGGAGCCTTTTCGTCTGCCAATTCTAATTCTATTCCCTGGAATGAAAGAACAATTCCTCCTCCTATCATAGAATCTTGGTCAGTAACTATTCCTTTAAACTTTCCAACTCCTCCTTTGTAAATCTCAATAACGCTATCAACATCATACTCAGCAGAATAAACAGAACTAACAGCATCAAGACCTATCTGTCCATTTGCCATTCCATTCAGAGTCTTTTCAAAATTTAACTGAGTCCACTCATTAGCTGAAGCATCTCCAATATTGATAATATATCCGCCTGTCATTTTAATCCGAAGCCCATCCGTTTCTAAATTTGAAAGTTGGTGTGATTCCTGTAACTGTTCCTGCTGCAAATATATCGTTTAGACTTTCTCCAACTTCTAATTTAAGCATAAAGTCTCCAGAACTATCTGCTATTCGTCCAACCTGCCGAACACCATTAACTTCAATATACATATATTCAGTTAAAAAAGTGGTGTTATCTTCAGAAGTAACTTTAATAATACTATAAGTCATTGTTCCTGAACCTGTTGGAGTAAATTGAAAACCATTACCATTAGCATCTTTAATTACAACTGCTGCACCACTCACAACTGTTCCAGTGATTTCCTCAATTGGAGTTACAATATCTCCATCGTTTGAATCGGATCCATTCTTTAATCCGCTTTGTTGAGTTGCATCAAACAACATTCCAAAAGGCGAAAAGTAACTTGTAACATAATCAACCATAAGCGGTCTTGTTCCTGCAGGAACTTTCTGGATGCTGATTCCAGTACATAGATAAAACTTGTCACGATCATTTTGAAAGAACAATTTTTGAAAACTAGGTGAATTAACTTTATTAACCAATGCTCTGTAGTTTGAGTTCTTGCTTGAACCATTAAAATGACCATTAAGTCCTAGTGTGATACTAGATTTAATCGGAGAAGCAAAGCCCATAAATGTGAATGAGTATGGCAGCTTCCTTTGGTCCACGAATTTATTTGTAACCAAATCCAAAGTGTTTGGATTATAAGGAAACTCAAAATAATCACTGTTGTCTGTATATTCCTCAATTCTTATAGTTGCCATTATCTAGCCACTCCTGTTGCCATAGACATCATTCTATCTTTACCTGTAAACAATGAGAACATAGTTTCAAAGAAACCTGCGATTGCATCGCCTATATCTTGTTGAGCATATCCAATTTTTAATGCTGTTACTTGGCCTTTGGAAAAGTCTCCACCAGCCAAAGCATCTTCAGTATTTTTCATACTTTCTGTGATAGGATCAATGTAATTCTGTTTATATTCAGAGATTTCTTTTCCTGCTACTGCACCAACTGCTGTTCCTACGGTTCCACCAATCCATGCTCCAGGAACTATTCCTGCTGGACCTCCAATCATGAAGCCTATAATCCCACCAGCAATTGCACCAACTCCTCCGCCGGCAATTGCTCCTTTGAATATTGAATCAGGGTTTCCTCCTGAGCCACCACTCAAGAAACTATTAAAGTTTCCGATAAGACTATTGAATCCTTCGAACACAGGTTGAAGATGTCTTCCAACAGTGTTTGAAAGTTTAAGTAAACTAACATCGATCTTTGCCATAGTGTTAGCCATGACAGGAGATTTAGTAGCAAGTGCAGTCATTGCAGCAGCTCCAGCAAGAGCAATAACTTTTAGATTAGTTGCTAACTTTCCCGTTATTTGACCTGCTCTTGACATTGAAGCATTAGTTTGATTAGCTTGATTCTCAACTTGTTTAAATCCAGATTTGATTCTCGTAAAACCTTGATCTATTTGAGTCGTTTCAACTTCTCCTGCAATTGTTAATTTTCCTGCTTCTGTCATTTTATCTCCGCATCATATTATTCATTAATTCTTTTATTTGTTGTTCTTTTTTAATCTTCTCTTCTTCTTCTGAAATAACATCGTCACAAGTCTTCAAAAAATCTAAATCTGAACTTAGACATTTTCTAAATTCATACGGACTTATATTTTTGTTCTTCCAAGCATCCAACATTTGTAAACTTAATCGTTCACCTCTCGTTAAAAAAACTTTATTTTGTCTTTGTTTTAATAACGAGACTATTCTTTTTTTTGAACCGACTTAACTCCATCGATCGCTACGATAAGTTTATTGAAAACACTTCCATCAAATTTTCTGAATAATTTGTCTTTGTCTTCATTTGTATAATCTTCAAATTCTTTGTCTATGCCACAAAGCTGTTTTAATTCTTCTCTTGTAAAAGGAACACCAACAATGTTTCTCAATTTACATATTGATAACTTTCCAGCATCTTGTCTTTGATATAAAACCTTTTCTCCTGTTTTTGGATCTTCTTCTTCTTTCAAGACTGTATAATCTTTAGCCCAATCCAATTCGTCTCCTGCTGTTGATGGTTTATAATCAAAAGATTCGCCATACACTTCTATCTTAACAACTTCCTCATTTACAAAAAAATTTTTCTTTTCCATTTTATTTACCAATTAGCGATTGCATCAATTGCAACAACTCCAACTGAGTCTGCTGTAAATGTAAAGTCGCCAGTATTAACTCCTTCAATGTTTGTCCCTGATATTGGAACAGGTTCTAATACAACATTTGAAAGAGTGAATGTAACTTTGTTTCCTGATGTTTGAGTAAATGCTAAAGTACAAGCTCCACCTATTGCTGCCGCTGCTGCCCATAGTGTCGTATAATCTGTTTTGAATAGGTTTAGATTTAGTCTTCCAGTCACTCTAAATACTGTTGCTATAGGAGCTCCTATTGTTCTTCCCAGAGTAGTACTTGCATATCTGGAATCACTAGCATTTATTCCTTGAGTAAATACTAATTCTCCCGAATTAACTTCTACAACAGAGTTACCATCAAACACTGCATCCAAATGTCTATATTGAAATGGATCTCCTGAAGCTGTGAATGTTCCTGCTTGAGCAGTTGGATTTGTATAATTTTGAGATATAACACTTTCACTGCATGTTATGAATCCATCATTTCCTTCCCCGTTTGATTTACTGAAAGATATTGAATATTGATTGATAACGTTTCCTGTAATTCTAAAATTTAAAGGTGCTGAATCATGTCTAAGTGTCCATTCTGAAGTAAATGTTTTCAGTGAGTTTCCAATACTTAATGTATGAGTGTATGGATTAGCTCCTGTTTCAGAATCAATATCAAACACATATTTCAATCTACTGAAATTTGTAGGATAATAAACTAATGAATATGATAGACTAAGAGGACCTGGAACCCTACTTTGAATAACTCTTTCATCGGGACCTGCTGACTTAACTTCTTGAAATCCCTGAGTAAAAGTTGGCGTCATTATGATGTCAACTCCTGGGACTGTTGCTGTAGAAAGCCCTGGATTTGTACCATATACACTTTCCTCGACTGTGATGAATCTTTCTCTGATTCCTAAATATCCTTCTTGTGTGCTCATTTTTCTATTCTCCCTAATCTTAATCCTTTTAAGTTAACTTCTGTTACTGTATGGTGTGCTTGAAACTCTTCAGTGTAAGGAGCTTCTCGCGGTCCACCTGTACAAATATAATTGTAGAGACATGGAAATAAATCTGATTCATTATCTTCAAATGCTTTTGTTACTTTTCTAGATAAAAATCTTCCATAATATTCGTTTGAATATTTCTTTCCATTGATCGTAAATATCTGACCATTCTTTGCCCAAGTATCTATTTGTAACATGATTGATGATTCCATTGGAGCATCATATTGACCGAGTCTTCTAGCTGACCCAGAAACATTAAAAATTGATATTCTCGGGAATCCAGATTCTTTCAGTCTTTGGTCTGGACGATCGCTAAAGATCCAATTAGACGCTCCATATTTATAAGTGATTATTACTTCATCGGACAAAGATAATCCTGTGAAGAATGTAATTTTGGAATTTTGATAATCCCAGAAGAAATCAAGCCATTTCTTTTTTGTTACTCCTTCAACTGTTACAGAAGTAACACAAGAGACACTTCCCACAGGAGATGTAAGACTGAAATCTGTTTGACTTAAAGTTGCTGCAAAGGTTTCAGAAGTAGAAGCTTCTGCTCTAGCTTGGGGATCTATTAGTCTAACGCGAAGGAAATCCGATACAATATCTTCAGGGTCTATTTCGAATGTAGTCATTTATCCTCTTGGATGAAAAGTAAACTCTCTTGAGTTAGTAGACTAATAACCTTTTATCTATTTAAATACTACTCCATCATTACTTGTTTTGAATAGTAATCATACCAGAAATTTATAATTTCCATAAATGCAGGTCTCATGAATGGATGTGCTTTAACACCATACTTTGCAATACTTGCTTGGATGGCATAAGCTACTCCTTCGTCACCAATCTTTCTAGCAGCCCATTCCTTTAGAGGTTCTATTGGCGCCCAATAAGGTCGGGTACCATATTCCATGGCTGCTGAATAGTCTGCATTAGAAGTTAAAATATAACTATAAGATAAAATCTGAGGAAACAAACTTATGTTCAATCTTAAAAATCCTTGGTCAACAGGAGCATTCTTAATAGCCAATTGTTCCATCTTCATCATACAAAGCATTAGAATTCTTTTAGATTTATCTTTTGTTACCTTTTGACCTTTTTCAAGGCCCTCAAGTTTTACTTTAAACTTGAGCATTTTTTCTAATTAAGAACCCAAGATAAACGAGTTCTCCTCCGACTTGTTCTCCTTCTATTTGAGCAACAATCCTCCAAGTGGATCCATTATAAACAATCTCATCCTCAAGATTAATTGATGCATTGGTTTTTGTGAACAACATACCATCACCTATTTCAACGTCGGCAACATTCAAATGTTGAATGTCTTTTTTGTTAACCCATTGAATATCAGCATCGATCGTAGTTGATGTTGGAACTCTTGTTAGCATTCTTCCCATGCTATCAAAAGTTTCAGTGAAACTATTCACAACAACTGTAGTTGCAAATTCAGAAAGGTAATTACTAAATCTGGTTCTGAATCCTTCTGCACGACTTCCTGTGCTTCTGCTTGTAACCATTTAAGCACATCCGAACTTTTCTCCAAGTTCTTCTGTTATCTCTTTAGCTCTTAATTTCATTTGTTTGATAGAGGACTCAATATTCACATATACTTGTCCTATGCTGAACGATTTTCTACCTAATGAATAAGTCGAAACATCTTTATAAGATCCTCCTGAGATATTAACAAGAGCTCTAACACCGCCTAAGAGAGAAGCTAGTTCTTGAATTAATACAGGAGTTGTTGTATATCCATGAGTGTAAGTTATTTTAACATTGTTTTTCCCATTAGGAATAGATCCAGCAGTTATAATAACTCTGCCATCTTGATAGTCATCATCAGTGATTAGTCTAATATATTCTGCATCAATGTCGTTTTGAACTGCTCCAGTGTTATCAAGGAATTCTACAGATGTGATTGTTTTAACACCTGACCATTTCAATTGAAATTCAGGTTGGTCTGCCATTTGAGTTCCAAAAGGAGCATCAGTATGAACATAACCGGAAGCATATCCGTCAAAGTATTGGTATGAAGTTTTAACTTCTCCCCAATAGTTAGCAGTAAGTTTATCAGCTTCAGCACTTGCCATTGGAAGATATGAAGCCAAGATTGTATCTGATTGTTTTGGAGAATAAGTATAATCAATATAAATAACTGAACCACTTACTTTTGTAACTCCTGGACCAGTTAACAATATTCTTCCGTCATCTTTTGATAGAATATAATCGTCAGTTTCTGTTAATTCTGTTAAATCATTTGAAGTCCCATAATATACTGTATAGGAATCTGCAACAATACTTCCGTTTTCAGTATCATAAGAGTCTTCAGTTCCGTCTCCGGTTCCTAGATTTTCTTTTTGAACTTCAACACCAATACCTGCAAATCTAGTAATTTGTAAAGTTGTAGCATAATAAGTTGTAGACACTCCAGGAGTTGTTCCACTATCTAAAACAGTAATTGATTCAGTAGCAGTAACAACTTTTCCTGTAACAGTTCCACTATAAGTTACTAAATAAGATCCTTCATAAGCATCATCAGCAACTGCCCAAGCATAGAAATATTGACCAGTTGTTCCAGATATTAAAGTCATAGCTGCTGCATTCACATCTGTGATTGTATCGCCAGC